CGCTCCTCGACTGTTTTATACTCTCCGTTCCCAATGGATCAACTGCAAGCTCAGTTCGCTCAGCTTTCAATCGAAACCAATTTCGAAATCGTCGGCTCCTCAGCCATACGATCAGTTCCTCCACTTCCGAATCTATGGAATATAGAAAACCACAAGAAAGTAGTCCTCCACGCAATGACACGATTCCTGCCCACCCTTAGCATAGAATACGTTCTTCAGCAAAAACTACGTTCAACCTCAGATCCTGAATCTATTCAACTTGACCTCTGGACCGGTGACATACCGTTCACATACGTCAACAAAGATCAAGATTACCAACGTGCTCTCACATTCGTCAGCACACGATTTTCTCCGCCTCAACAATATAGACCAGTTCACATCACAGATGTAGAACACCTATACCCACATAACAATGCTTCAAACGCTGAAGCTCCATTCTCTACCCACTCATTCTTTACCGATCAACTCAATTCTCAGAAGTATCGCGAAATTCGCAACTTACCTGAAAATCCAAAACCCTCATTCGGTAACATGAAATCAATCATTTTCGATTGGACCCGTCGCTGGTTCCACGAAATCAAAGATGGCTCCGCTTCTTTCGATAAGTACCTTTACTTTATCCAACTGCACACTAAGACTGCACTCATTAATCTTGGTGACCCTAACAAACTACGATCAGTTTGGGGATTCCCTCGTCCCGCAAACATCGCACACATTATGTTTTACTGGCCCCTTTTCGCTTTCTACAAGCGTCATCCAGGCTACTCCCCCCTCCTCTGGGGATACGAAACACAACTCGGTGGTATGTTCAGACTTAACTATGAACTACTTCGCAACCACTTCCGCGCGTCTATTATTACGCTCGACAAATCACGTTTTGACAAGTATTACCTATTTCAAATCCAAGATGACATCGACAACCTCGTCGAATCATGGATTAATTTCGATTATGGCTACATGCCCACTAATCCCTATGACCACACACATATAGGCTGGAACTCACACAAAGCTTCCCGTCTCCGAAAACTCTTTAAATGGACGTGTTACGCATTTCGTAACGCACCAATCATTGACTTCGATGGTCACATCATCAAACGCAAGTTCGCTGGTATGCCTTCCGGCATCTACACGACTCAGTTTGGCGATACCTTACACTATGGCATCACTAATGCAACAGTTCTCTTCAAGATGAACTTTTCCGAATCAGACATCCTCCTCTACAAAGGTGAAGGTGACGACATTCTCCTGCAATTAGCAATTTTTATTCCTCCTCCCGAACACACAACGTTCCTCAACACATACGCTACGATAGACAACCAATTATTTGGTTCTACCATTCGACCTGAAAAGTGTGAAGTTCACAACTCACCTAAATCATTCGAAAGCCTCGGCTACCGCAATAACAACGGCATCCCCTCTCGAGACCCACTCGACCTACTGGCACAATTCTATCATACAAAGCAATCCCAACCGACTCCTGCCCGCACAATGGCAATGGCTCTCGGCTTCGCTCAAGCATCACTAGGCTCCAACGCCCCTGTTTACAACATATGCAAAGATATCTACGAATATCTCCTTTCTGAAGGCCACTCCCCTTCTGAAGAATCATACCGTCGCTCCCTCTGGACCGGCTCTCCCCATGACACTATGCTCAACATGCCTAAGACCTTCCCAACTCGCTTAGACCTCCAATCTTCTATTCTCAAGTTCACAAACTCTGAACCCGAATCTATGAAGACCTTCTGGCCTGAACAGTTTCTCTCAGAATTTTGAACCTGACTGTACGATCTACAGATCTTTTTCATTCTAAACTGACTAAATTAATTAAAACTTAACGTAGAACGATTGAGCAATGCGTACGGATCTGGATCTAGAGAGGATGGATAAGGTATTTTACAACTTTTGTAAGCAGGAGAACGGATTCCCTAGTAGAGCGGAG